CTCTCCTGTGATCATTCGGAATCGTCGTCCTCTTCATCCGGGATGTAGTAGTAATCCCCCAGATCGATATCCTCGACCCAGTCTACGTCTAGAAGATGGACGTGAAGGTCCATGCGGTACTTGTGGTTCCGCACATACACTTCATTAGGATCTGCACCGTAGGCACCACCACTGGTCATGGCGTCTGCACCGATAAGCTCCCGAGCGGTCTCCTTCATCCGGTTTCCGTTGTCGTCGGCCACCACGTTGTCGTTGACGTAACAGTCAACTTCGAAGAACTCATAACCGAGTGCTCCTTGCTGGAACGTTTCGGGATCGAGAATCTCAATATCAGAGATCTTCTTCTCCGGGTTCTCCTGATCGGCCACGAGGGCCTTATTCTCGTACATCGCCGTGAGCTTGTCGATGTTCTCACGGTATTCCTGGAAGGTGCTCTTCTCGACTTCGTCTACGCGCTCCTCGATCTCCTGATCCATCTGACGCTGGAGTCGGTCGGTAATCAGAAGATATGCGACCGTCACACCCGTGACAAGACCCGCGGCGAAGGAAATGACAAGATTAGATTTCATTGACGATCTCTCCATCCACGTTGAAGTCGAGGAGGTAGTTTGCCACCTCACGACGACGCGAGTCATCCCAGAACTTGATGCGGTGACCCTCGATATCGCCGAAGGACACGTAGTGGTCTCCGTCGCCCTTCTTCCAGAGCCAGCCCACAACCTGAGAAGCGGGCGTGCGAGGAATACCGAGAGCGTCGTAGACGTCGGACAGGAAGAGGTAGCCACGAGTACGCAGCAGATCGTTCATGTAGTTGAGCTGAGCGTGGATGTTCAGCTCGGTGATGTCATCCGAAGGATCCCAGACACTGGAGGTCTCGTCGATGATGCGAGCGTACGGAGAGTACTCCGGAATAACGGACTCGGCCATCTTGTCGTACTCGAACGGCTCATCCGTGAACACGACGTCGTCGAGGATCTTCTCCTCAACCTTCTTCATCGACTCCTCGCCAATGACAGAAGCGACCGACTTCTTGTACTTGCGGTAGGAGGTGTCCAGAGCAGCATACGCAGCAGCAAGGCCGGCAATACGCTTCGACTGAATCGAGTGACTCCACCAGAAGGCAGCGATCGAAGCCACACCCAGAGCGATCGTGGGAGCGTAGTGCTTCAGGGTCTTCGTGACGATGCGGCTGTAGCAGACGATACGGTCCTTACGGAACTCATCCTCAGTGTAGTGCTCGTTGCGCTTCATGAGGTTGGGGCCATCCGTGATGACCATGACCTCGTCTGCGATGAGCTCCTTGTAGGTCAGAGTGGCTCGACTTGCCAGGACGGCAGTACCGACGAGACCAACCGTGCCAGTGGCAGTGAGAATTGTGGGGGCGTGCTTAACGACGACTCGTACGACGTTGTGGAAAATAGACATGATGTCCTTTCAGAGTTGAGGTTGAATGTTATCGTTTGAGAGACTGGGGTTCGTCATGCGTGAGCATGAACCCGTCTCGAACCTGACGAACGTTGAATGAACCCATGTCGGTCCATCCCCAGTTATCGTCAATGAAGTTGGAGGACGCCCCAATAAGGGCGTTCAGATCAGCCAGGGAGACCTGACCGTACTGATCGATGAGGTCGCTCATACGATCAATGACGTCGTTGGCGTCAGAGCGCGTGTCGAAAATAATCTCGTTACGATCAGGTTCCGCGTGACGTGCAGAGCGAGAGGGGCGCCTTTCAGAAGAACGATCGCGCCGATCTTTTGGGCGGGAGTATCCCGAGTAATCGGAATATCCAGACCGCGATCGCGAGGGCCGAGTATCGCCTCCATAGAGCATGGATTCGATACCGCGAGTGACCGTGTCGGAAATAAGGTTCTTGACCGTGGGGATGATGACATCCCAGAGAACCGTCTCGCCGACGCTCTTAGCGTCTTCGCGGATGATCTCGCCGACAACCTTCTTAGCAGTCGACTCCCGCTTGACACGGGCTTTAGTCACCGGAGTGATTTCTTTTCGTTCCTTGGACTTGTCCGAGTTACTCGGATACGAGCCCTCAGGCCTAGTGGGTACGTTCATGTTGCTCCTTCAGAGAGAAACCCTAAGCCCCCTGTAATATTACAGAGGGCCTAGGGCTTGAGGTCAGACTACTTCGAGTCTTCTTCGTTTTCGTGCAGTTTCTCCTTGAACGTGTCAATGAACTGCTGTGTCGCGCCCTGGATAGTCCTAGTCACACGATCTTCGACCGCCAGCGACAGCGCGGTGACACCAATAAAACTAACGAGGGGGTTAATTGGTGCAGCGGCGGCGAGGACAGTGCGAAGGGTCGTGCGAACTACGACTCCAGAGCAGAATGATGCAGCGAGTCCAGTGAGGTACGCAGGGGTGAAATCTTGCTTGTTCACGAGAGTTCCTTTCGGATAGTATGGGGTCTCATTATACCCCATGTTATTCCTGCGTAGAATCCTCCGTGAGCTTGGAGACGGCTGCGTCGGCGACCTCGGGGGCAACATCGTACTTGACGAGGTACTCCTTGACCTCCTCGCCGGACTCCTTGGTGTTCTTCTTGGCGAGCTCGAAGACCTTCTTCGGGAGCAGACCCTCGATGAACTTACCGAGGTCCGTAGAACCGTCGATGAAGGTGAGGATGACCTCGTCGTAGGCGAGACCCTCGGTGAAGTTCTTCAGAACCTCCGGGTTCTTGACGAAGCGCTTACCATCATCCGAACGCTCGCCATAGGCAGCTTCGATGATGTCGCGCATGAGCTCGAAAGCCTCCTTGCCATCCTCGGTCTTGGTGAGCTTGGCGATGCGCTGGGTGAGAGGAACATCCCACTTCTCCATGTCCTGGAGTTCCTTGATGTTCAGGTGGAAGTAGAGGTCTTCAGTCTCAAGATCTCCATCCCAGTTCTGGTACTGGACGGTGAGCTTCTGCATTGGTATGCCTTTCTTGTTGGGTGAAAAATAAAAACCCTAACACCCGGTTAGGGGTGCTAGGGTTTTGAGGTCAGTCTTCAGTGGTCTCGGGGTTTTCGATGATCTGCGTGAGAAGGAGCGTTCCGTCTTCGAGTTCTTCGATCGTACCTTCGAGGGCGGCGTTCTTGTCGATCACGATCGGATCAACATCGTCGTCAGAGTCGGAAGAGATCGCGACGGCGACTGCACCAGCAGCGGCGGTAACAATACCGGCGATTGCATAGGGCAGGGCCTTCACGAAGAACTTCTTGATCTTGGCGGTGTTGACCGAGATGATCGGGGAATCGTCTTCGATGAGGTTGTCGGAGTCGATGGGGAGGTTCTTTTCAGCGGACATGAGAGTTCCTTTCAGAGTTGTGAATATGTCTCATTATAGGACATGTTTTTCTTGCGGATCAGTACTGGTGACGGAACCAGTCAGTCACAGGAGCGGGGTTGAACGCCATCAGAAGAGCCGGAGAATCATCGGCAAGCATCGTAGGCGTGAATTCAGCCTTGATTATGGTCCCGTTAGACCATCCGAGCTCGTCTCCCATGAAGATCTGCTCCAGTCCGAGGCACTGGTAGACCTCGTTCAGAGAGACCGAGGAAATACCGTTGATCAGATCAGAGTTGATCTGATTGAGTACCTTCTGGACCTTGGTTATGGTGGAGGGGAAGACCCGTCCCGAATATGAATCCGAGATCAGGACGTTCTCACCCGTGATGATCACGCTCTTGTTCTCCGGACGCTCGAGGTTCTCCTCGATGACATCCCTAGCGATTGCCGAGCGGGTGTCGGTTCCCTTCTTACCCGTCAGCTCCTTAACACGGTTCTCGTACTTCTCGAGGACGTCCTGAGAGACGGTGTATGCAGCAGCCATGGCGGCGTAGCGACGCTCGCTGAGGACCGTACCACCGATAATGGCAGCGGAGGTTGCGGTGATGGAAATGGCTGCAGGAAGGTAGCAGGTCCACGTCAGACGGAGCGCATCCGTGAACTTCCACCCTCCCTCAGGGAACTCCTCTCGGAGAATATCCATCGCCTTGACGTGTGCCTTACCGGAGGTAATGGCCGTGCTGATGACTCCCGCGAGCGCAGACGCTGCGAGAATAACCTGAGAGTTGTTGCGGATGAAGGCCCCGGCGAGACGACCGTAGGTCTTGAAATCGATGTCGATCATGTGCTTCTCCTTGGTGTTGGTTATCGATTCAGTAGGTAGAAAATGGTTACGATGGGGACCATGACCCATAGCCCCACCGCAACCAGCATCAGAGTATCGCTACTCACTTGTTGTCCTCACGCTTGTTGAGCCACTTCGCGAGGAAGTATCCAATGACACCTCCAGCGATGACCTTGCCGTTGAAGATGGAGGTGATGGCGTCGAAGATCGTGAGGAACACGATGAGGCCGACAAGGACGAGGAAGAGGAAGATGAGAGTGAGCATTATAGCTCTCCTCTCAGAGTTGGGTTTTGTTGAGTTCGTTCATGCTGATGAAGAAAGTCTCAGTTCCAGCCCATGTTCGAACAGGGCTCACTTCGTATCCTACGGGAACATTCAAGAATACGAAGCAGGCATGGAAACATGGAGCTGCACCAGCATTGTAGAGATATGTCGGGAGCACCACCGCACGATTAAGCTCCCACGGAATACCTTGAAGAGGTCCTTTGAGGTCACTCTCGTAGAGGACTCGCATCAGACCTGTTGCCGGATCTTCGAATACAAGATCTCGACTAGGATCGGTATGGTCTCGTCGGACCATCGGATAAGTAGGGATCATGACCGTGGAAACCCTACTCGGATCTTCACTAGCCCTGGCCGTCCTATCCAAATATGTAGTCACCCGGAACGCATCGATGTGGCTGTCTACGAATAGACCGAACTTACTGCCGATGGGTAGTTCGAGAATACGCTTGAAGTTCTCGAGACCTTCAACCTCACGCGACATCAGAGGCACCTCCCACGTAGCACACGAAGATGGGTGCCTTCAGCGACTGGGTCCGGACCATCTCAAGCTTCTTCGGCTCCTTGATGAACAGGACGTTCACGTCGAACATCTCGGGGGCGGTGCTCGAAAGAAGATATTGTGGTAGAACCACATGGGTGGGACCGTGTACTTCCCACGACTCCCAAGAAAGAACTCGCTTGATCCCCTCACGATCGTGGAATTCGAAATCGGGATCTACCGAATAAATGGTGTCCGAAATGATCTGAGACCCACGTTGGAATATGTACCGCCTCTTGTATCCCCGAAGGTGTGGATCTTCGAACGGGTCTCCGACAACTTCAGTTTCGATCTCCAGGCTTCCACCCGTGCTGGAAAACCTCGAGCCAAGATAGTCAGCAAGAGCAGAAAGCTCCGCATTGGTGAACGTGTCTCCGTAGACAGCCCAACCGAGAGGTCGAAGTGTCTCGAGAACATCACAGAGATTCTCGAATGAGAATACCTTACAGTAGCGACGGATGGGTTTACCGATGATGGCCATTGTTGCTCCTTCTTTGATGGTCATGTATCAGTTGTACATAGCGTTCCAGATATCCTTGAGAAGTTCATCAAGGATAGTGTGATCCAACTTCGGATCGGCGCTCTCACAAGCCTTGTTGACGGCTTCTCGAATCCTGTCGAATCGTTGCTGTGCCTTGAAATTCCGATATATCTGATACAGGCACATGGCAGTGAGTAGGACGATTGAAATGGTCATGAGTGGTGCTCCTTCTAGAAAAACCTATAACCCTTGTTAGGGGTTATAGGAGTGAGTTGGGTTGGTCTGGTGGATCAGTGAGCCTTGGGCGGGTTCCAGACGAGGCCTTCGATCTCAGTGTAGACATCGCCGTATGTGGCTACCATAGCCTTGCGGAGGGCGATGGTAAGCAGGTTAGAGGCGAGGACACTACCGAGAGCGATGAGGGCAACGGTGGTGGGCTTGAAGGTCATGGGAGTTCCTTTCAGAGTTGGTAAGTCTTCTCATTATAGCCCGTGTAAATCATGCGACCTTGAAAACCTATAGCCCTTGTTAGGGGCTAAAAGGTTTTTCAGTTGGTGAGAGCGTTGGCATCGTAAACGTCAACGGCTACCTTGGTGAGCTTGATTGCAACACTGTTGATCGTGTAAGCGATGGCGAGTGCGGTGGCAACAGAGGTCAGCATGAGTAGTCCTTAGGATTAGATGGGCTGGTTTCTTCTCATTATAGACCTTGTAATTTGTGCGACCTCCAAAAGCTTATAGCCCTTGTTAGGGGCTATAGAGCTTTCAGATCTTATACGAACTGAGGAAATTCTTGTACGCGGTAGAGTACATGGAGAGCTGCTCTTCGCGGTACCGATTGTGCTCTTCACGAAGGTAACGAATCTCAATATCTTTCTTCTTGAGTTCGTCCTTCTTCATGAGGAGCTTGAAAATCAGGTACGCGCAGAACATGGTCAGCATGAGGGCGATGGCGTGCATGATGGTTCCTTTCGGAGTATGTATATGTCTCATTATACGCCATGTAATTCATGCGAAAACCTATAGCCCTTGTTAGGGGCTATAGGGATGAGAGTTAGTAACGGAAAGAGTTTTCGAACTTCTCGCGGGGCGTCAGGGAGTCGTCATCACGGATAGCTCGGATTGCTTCGAGGCGGTACTGGTCACGATCTCGCTTAGCAATTTCATAGCGAACGCTAATCAGGATAATGCGGTACCACCTCCACAGCAGCGCGAGCGTACAACCGAGTACGAACGAGAGCGCGGAGGAGAGAATGAACATGATGAGTCCTTTCAGAGTTGGTAAGTCTTCTCATTATAGGACTCGTTTTTCATGCGAAAGCCTATAACCCTTGTTAGGGGTTATAGGAGTAGAATCTAGTTCTTCAGGGATTCTTCGTATCGATGCATGTTGTAGGCGAGCTTGCGGTGCTCGGACATGATGTCCATTTTGGCCTGTTCGATTTCACGAGCGATCTTTTTGCTAGTGATGTTCTTCAGGTAGAAACAGACAACAATGAGGAGTACGTTCAGCACGGCAAAGATTGCGGGAACGATGAAATACATGATGAGTCCTTTCAGAGTTGGTAAGTCTTCTCATTATAGGACTAGTTTTTCATGCGAAAAACTTAAGAACCCCTGTTTTTTAGGAGTCCTTAAGTTTTTGGTCTAGAGGCGGATCTTGGAGATGAATCCGACAGCCTTAGACGCAAGCGGACGCAGTTGCTCATAATTAAGCACGGTCAGGATGCCTGCGATCGAACAGACTGCACCGACGATCGAGTCTCCAGACGGGATCAGACGACGAGAAACCGAGTCGGGCTTTTCGTTGATCTGATGGATCGTCTTGAGGTTTTCGATGGCGATGGTAGTCTTAGGATCGTCAGCAGCCAAGCTGTAAACTTGATTGATGAGGTCCTGCTCGATGTCGTCGAGGGTGAGGTTTTCATCGGTCATGAGATATCCTTTCTGTAGATCTCATTATACCCCTAGATTTTCTTGCGCATCACATGTCGGGACTTTCCTGCACTCGCAGAGTCATGGTCCCGTTGCTCAGCACGTCTTCAGTAGGTGTAGTCAGCGCAGCGTACGTCTCCTTGGTATTAGGATTGACGTGAAGAACCCCGTCCGGAGACGGCTGGTACCTTGCCGAGGAAATCCCGATGAATGCACCCAGAAGAGTGTCGAACGCCAGGATCGTTCCGCTGACCTCCGTAATGTAGGACCAGCCCCACAGCGACGCGATCGTCGTGTAGAACGTGCCAATCGCAGGGATCGCGATCAGCGCGCAATACTTGAGAATGTTGTATACCTTGTCAGTCATCGTCTTCCTTTCGACGAATCGGGAGGTTCGTGACCTCCTTGAAAATCTTCTCCGCGAGACCATTGCCCCCGAAGACTGCATAGGGCGAATATAGGTACTTGACAAAGTCCTCATACTCGTCCTTGGTGACGTACCCGCGGTCTATGTACTGCATACCTTGTTCAATTATCTGGTTATGAGCAAGGCCCAGCATCAGCTTAGTGGTAGCGTCGTTCTTGTCTGACTTCTTGCTGAAGTAGACCCAGAGTCCATTTGAAGAAATGAGAGCTACGGCGACGGAGATCAAGACTTGCAGCCATGGATCCATAAATATAGCTCCTTTCGTGAACTACATTACCGCACGAAGACGTACGGACACACCCCGTGCTGAACGCTGTATGTAGACATGATGAGACCCTCGTTCTTTCGAACGCAAGCGTAGTAACGCTGAGAAGCGCGAGCGTGGAGCCAGATACCCACCGTCGCCGGAAGTTGAGGAGTCCATCCGTACTTGAACGCTGCGAACTGCTTGGTCGAGGTGGTCTGAGTAGCCCACTGTTCGTTCGCTAAAGTGGTAACGAGGCGTGTTCCAAACCAGTCGATCTCTGTGGGCAGAGCAATCTTCTTCTTGATGCGGGTGTAGCCCGTAGGACCACCAATACGCATGGCCTCCCATGAACCGTTCTCCCACGCGCCCTCGAAGGACACGATGTGTTCGAGAATATGAGAAGCCCCAAAGACAGCCTCAAACTTGTAGAGCTGCCATCCGTCCAGGTGCGTGTAGATATGCGTGTTCTGCATAGCCACGTTGACATCGCCCGTGAGCATCTCCGACTGACCGATGCTCTGGTCAGGCATGATGGTTAGGTACGTAGACGGAAGGTCCTGCATGGTCTGGTTAGCGGCCTCGAAGTCGACAATCGTCCACTTGATACCATCAGCCATCCAGTAGTCGCCGAGCCAAATATCGGTGAGAGTACCGTTCGCCACGGCAGTCTGCTGAGCCGTCGTGTAGCGGCTACCGAGGTTCTTTCCACGCCAGATGGTCTTGTGCATCTGAGGGATCGGCTCGAGCAGCTTGTAGATGGCCTCCGAAGCACGAACGGTCTTGGTGCCTCGGGTGCCGTCTGTGATCAGGAGGTCATCAGGCAGCACCGAGTCTGCCAGAGGATATGCGTCAAACTTTGCCATATTATCATCCTACGATAATGCCAGTAATCACCGGCTGGAGAGTTGTGGTGTTCAGGACTCGGTCAGCCCCGATGGAAACCAGCTTCGAGTCGATGACCGAAGCGGTGGTGATGCTCGACGGTGTGTGACACGCAACCCCTGGGAGAGGAATATACGAGACATTCTCTTCGAGCGGACTAGGATAGCCGACCTCCGCCAGAGTGAGCGGGAAGAATGGAGCGTTGGTACACACCACACCGTTGGGCCGGCGAATGGTGGACTGCTTCGTACGCAGACCCCTGAGATTAGGGTCATTCGTGATCCGCTGGCCCACTCGAATGGCCTCGTTGGCTGGGTTCTGAGACGTAGCCGCGAGGTTCGAGTATGGGATAACCACGAGCACAATGTGATCCGAAGAAACCCCCGGAGCAATTCCGAAACCTCCGACGACGATCTTGCCAGCGCCGGGAAGGTCCCAGTAATCGCCCAGGAACAGATCAGAATATGTGTGGTTGTTGAGCATCTGGACCGCTCGAGAGTCGAACGTACCCTTGTTCTCCATGCGAACGATGGAGTTACGCTGGGTAAGGCCTCCGGGGCGAATAAGATCCGTCCAGGAGAACGCTCGATTAGCACCCGTGTTGGACGAGCCCGAGAGCGAGGTCACCTGAATAGCACGGGTGCCCGAAGGTCCGTCGATGAGTAGATAGTCACCCGCCGAGGCAACGGTAGCCTTTGGCAGGTCTCGTACGCGTGCCATTAGGCCCTCCTGTAAATGATCTTGCCGAGGATCGGCTGGTTGTTAGAGTCCAGAATCGACGATCCGGTGTGGTCTTCGATGGTGTCGAAGCGGGTAGTACCACTGGAGTCATCACCGAGACGCTGCTTCAGTTCGATGATCTGAGCAGCCATAGCGCTAAGCGCATCCCCGCCGATCATGCCCTGAATATCATTGAGCAGGGCGTAAGCTTCGTTACGCATGGATGTAACGGCTGCGTTGTATGCAGCTTGAGCGTCGCTCTTCTGCTCATTCATGGTACGATCCCAGCGATTGAAGATGTCAGTCGCATCGATCGTCTTCAGCGGACCAGTCACCCAAGGAGTGTCACCCGTGCCGATAAGGTAGGTGATGTTTCGAGCCTGGATCTGCTGATCGCCAGCATTACGAAGAATATCGGCGATTGGGTACTGGAACACACCACTCTCGCGAACCATCGTCTTCCGTCGAGGATTGCTAGCGCGATCGCCTTCGACAACCTTGATGGACGCCCGACGGTTCTGAGTCCGGGTATCAACCTCGATGACAATGGTGTCGATGCGATTGGTGAGGACGTCCGCCGGGTTGAGGTCCAGACGAATCGGGGCGTCATTCCAGATCCATACGTGGCGGAACCACGCACGACCAGAGCCGACCTCTACGGCGTTACCGCCCGCAGGAACGACCCGGAACTTGTCTCCGATAGAGGCGAAGACTCCATCCACGATAACGCCGTCGAAGATAGCGCCGAATTGCTCAGCACTATACTTCCGGTCGCCGTTGATGGAGTTAAAAAAGCCTGAAGTTACTGCCATTTTGACTCCTAAGACTTTGAACTGTCTTGCTTGAATGTTGGATAGAACTTTACCTCGGAATCGTCCTGTGATTGGATGAACTCGATGAGGCGTGTGGGTACGTTGAACCCATTGGCGTCCTGAATCTGGACAAGATCGCCGATCTTGTAATCCTGACCATAGACGTACATAGTCTGCTCAGAGGTTTCACCGTCAAACTCAATTAAGTGCTGGTTCTCAGACTTATTTAGTTTGTTGGTGCCCTCTTCGCGAAGGTTCGCGCGAACCGTGGCTTCAGGAATCGTGTTGTTGTCCTCGTCCTTATCACGCACGGAGGACGCGTTGATGAAGACTTCACGCCGGTTCCATCCAGAGGTATCCCCGCTCGAAACGGTTTCGTATTTTCGATCGGCGCCCTCACCTGGACCACCGACTAACGCTACTGTCTTGAGAGTGGAGATGTCAGAAGCGTATCTTCCTGAGATCAGGTTGTCGAACTTCGGAGAGAATACCACGAATGGGTTCGTGTTCTGGTTGTAAGATCGGTCAACGCCTTCTTCGAGACGAATTCGAATCCGACCAGGACCGTCATACAGGAACGCAATGCCGACGTGATGCTTGGCTATGAGCTCAGTCACAGCGGTGTATAGATTGTCACCCGTGAACTGAACATCTACCCAGGTTTGGGCCATCTTTCCGACATTGTTGTCCTCCCAGGTAAGCCAGGCCATCGCTCGATTACCGTCCGACGGGTTGATCATGTTCTCAGCCAGTAGGACACGGATAGCCTCATGGAGGCTAGTTCGGAGACGTCGCATACCCCATACGATCCTTCGGGTCATGAGATATTCCAGGCTACGCCCAGAAATAGTCATGACGGACCCGTCATCCGAGGACGATTCGATGACGATCTTCTCGATCATCATGATTCGGTTCGACATGGAGTTCCACACGTAGCGTCCGATATGGATCTCGAAGAGGTTAGCGGGCGTCATGGACAGCTTAATGCTGAAATCTCCCGCCTCAAAGAATCGGTCTGTCCAGATCGCACTCTTGAAATCATCCAGAATGTGCACCTGATTGAAGTTTTCGTCTAGTACACGGAATTCCATATCAGATGCTTTCGTAGAGGTTTTCGTACGAGATGATCGCCGAAACGTTGTCGATTCCAGAGTCTGCTCGCACCGTGATCAGGTTGTCCCCAGGAGTTAGGAAAATCCAAGCGGAATCCCTATCCAAGGCACTGAGAGCGTTATACACTTTTCCGTCACGGTACGCCTTCACGTACTTGTCGCCGACACCAGAAGAAATACTGAGACGGTCGCCAGCTTTGATGGTCGATCCAAGAAGGCGCGCGATCTCGTTGGTGTCGATATTGATACGCGTCTGGGTAGTGGTGTTATACAGCTTAACACCCGCCGCCGGTCCGAGGAACTGAATATCCACAACTGTAGACGTGTCCGCATCGCCTTCGTAGACGACGATCGTTTCACCGGTAGAGGACATCTCACCGAAAATAAGCGTCGGTGAGTCTGCATTCGGGTCCTCGAACTCGAACTCGAATGATGGAGTAGACGATGTAAAACGAACTGAGTTCTTGCCCTTGACGGGGTCTCGGAGCTTGAAGAACGGATTCGGACATACGATCGTAAGGTCTGCGCCCTCACTATTGGAGAAGATGTCAATCTCGTTCTTCTCGACATGACCTGTAATGTAGGTATGTCGATAGTCTGTAATGAAGTCAAGCGTAATTGGATGCTTGACACGGAAGTAACGAAGCAGCTTGTGCCGAACTGCTTCGATGTCGGAGCCCAGGAACTTGAGATTTAGCTCGATGTCTCGAGACTTAATCCTCGAAGAATTGAAGAGGGCCCCGTCCGACGTCGCGAAGTTGACCGTGTTGATTGTACCTTCGGCCGGCCCTAAGCCGGAAGCACCCGTTACAGCGATGCCTCCGGCCCAGGGATTGGCCAGGTCCAGTTCAACTGAGTCACCCTTCGCATTGGTTGCGATGATGGTGTAGATCATACTCTTGCAATCCTAGAGATTGAAGACTTTGTCTGACGGTAGATCTCTACCTCGTTCAAAGCCTTCGGCGAGTTGTTGTACTGGTTGAACACAACAGTCTTCTGACTGCCATTTTGACCACCTTCACTCGAAGATTGGGCACTGATTCCCGACGCAGCGTTCTGAACGCCGCGGAAGGACTCGTTACCAAACATCGAGCGCAGGTCGTCAGCCCCTGCCTTGATCTCAGAGAGGTCGAGCACGGGTGTGATGACGGGGTTGATGTCATCGGAGATCTCATCCATGTCAATGGACTCGATGATGCCACGGAACGCTTCGTCAAACTCTTCGGCCGTTCGAGTGACCGCGTCCACGGCGTTAACCGCGGTATCAGTCCAACCGATCTCCAGGCCCTTGGCAGCCCAGTGACCAGTTTCCTTGAACTTCTTGGAAGGAGAGTTGACTTTGAGTTCCGCATTTGCGGCGGCCAGCATTGCTGCAGCTGTCGATCGTGCCATCTCAACAAGAGCCGCTCGCTGGTTTGTGAAACCGATGCGAAGGCCCTCGGCCATCCAGTAACCAGTCTGCATCGCAGACGAGTATACGGAATTACTCAGGTTTGAGAGGCCTGAGGAGAGGGCACTCATCATGTCCATGACCAGTATGTTGATTGACATGCGAACCATACTGCTGATTCGCGTAATGGCTAGCGAAATATGGTTGGCGAGGGCCATCATACCCGCATAGACCAACGGCTGACCTAGGGCCATGCGGCTGACGAACGTCATGAACATAGTCATGACAAATGTCGTCATTGCGACAGTGATCTGAGGCGTTGCCGCCTGCAGACCCGCCACAATGTTGGTAACCGTCTCCGAACCCAGCGACTGGAACATCACTGTGGACATGAGAATCATCGGAATGCACGAAGCTATCGCTAGTGAGATTCCCATGAACGCACTCGACACCGTGGACCCAAGGGTGGTTGCCGAGGTCATAAGCGTTGTCGCCGAAGTGGCAAAGCTTGTGACTACGGGTTGCATCCTTGTCAATGCAGCATTCAGCTGATCGATACCGGATGAGAACCCCTTGCCAAGAAGCGGAGCGACCGCTGCTGCAGCCAGACCGCCGATGGCAAACGCCAGCAGGCCAACGCCTGCCAGAGCAATACCCACGCCGAACATCATCATGCCAGGGGCTGCCAATGTAGCAGCTCCACCGATAGCTGTGATCGCTGCCGCCAACTTGGTGGTGGCAACCACGCCGATCTGGTCAGCCTGGTTGATCGCCTGGATGAACGGCTTGATAGCGCCCGTCATGATGCGCATACCAATGCCACCCATGAGTAGACCAGCACCCATCATCAGCAAACCAGCACCTAAAGCAAGTGCTGCCGGTGCAGCCAGAAGGCCCGCAACAGCAAATGCTAGTAGAGCTACTGTCATTTTGCCGATTGACGACCAGGCCACCGCTCCGGCAGAGATCAGGGCTGCAACTAGCATCCCCATACCGATACCGAGAGCCATGACGCCGACGCCTGCAAGGAGACATGCTAGACCAATGGCAAGAATCGCCGCAGCCAGAATTGCAAGCCCCAGTGCAGCGCCCTCAGCAAGGTAACCGGCTATGATCAGGACGCCCAGACCGATTGCCAGAGCAACCAGTCCTACAACCAATCCAACCAGGCCGATTGCGGCTAGCATTCCCAGACCAATTGCAAGAGCAATGACGCCGATCGAAAGCAGAAGCATAGCCGCTGCTCCGGCCACTGAACCCTCCGCAAGGTATGCGATGGTTGCAAGCACCCCCATCGTAACCAATAGTGCTATGACTGCGGTCACGATACCTTCCATAGGAAGTTCCGCAAGTTTGGAAATCGCCAATGCAACCAAATACACCGAAATGGCCAAGCTGATGAACGTCGTTGCAATTTCAACCAATTCTTTTGCATTGGTTAGTTGGCTCATTCCGACTACCATGGCGCCCATTGCAATCATGATCAACGTTACCGCGATACCACCTTGAATCAGGGCTCCCTGATCGATGGTCCCCAGAGCGATGATGCTATTCGCAACGGTATTTAGGGCCTTCGCAAGTGCGACGAATGCGCCCGCCTTGAACGCCGATTTAATACCGTCTTCTTTCTGGGAAACCTTCATCAGTGCGCCCATAGCAAGAATGATGAGCAGGACCGTAGCCGTGCCAGCTGCGAGCTTATCCTCATCAAGCGAGGCTAGCTTGGAAATCACATAGCCAAGGCCTGCGACAGCGATTGCCACAGCAATAAACATAGCGATATCGCTAATGCTAGGTGACGAGAACTTCGCGAGCATCATGAATACGCCGAGCGCAAACAGAACAACTAGCGTAGCAAGAACACCTTGTTCGAGCTGCTTCTGATCAAGTGCTCCAAGTTTAGCAACAGCCTTGGCGAGAATATAGACTGCAGCGGCAACACCTACCATTGCTAGTAGTGCACTGGCCTTGGTCTTTACCTCGCCCATGATCCGTCCCATGAGGCCGATGGCCACTGTGAGACCGACAATAACAGCTCCCGCTACTGCCATCTGTTGGATTGGGATGCTCGCAATCTTGGTAACAGCCTTAGCCAGGATGTAAACCGCGATCGCCATTGCTAGAAGAATAAGGACCTTCTTGGTAAGGCCTCCGCTGGCTGTCGAAAGTACCTTAGTCATGCCTGCCAACGCGATAACTAGGGCGGTAACAGCCGTAACAGATGCTACCATCTCGGGAATCGGAACCTTGGCGAGGTTCACCGCTGCAACCGATAGGATCAAGACAGCAACCGAAAGAGCCACAAGTGTCACCGACATGGCAGCGATCTTCTTTGGATCCTTGGTGTACTTATCCATAGCGGCAAGACCACCAACGAGCGCTGCAAGAGCCACACCCACTGCGGTGGTGGATACGGCCACATCCTTCAGCGGTATGAGCGACAGAAGGAAAATCGAACCCGCTAGAATCGCAATAGACTTCGCCACGTTGATGAGGGCCTTGGATTTGATCTCAGACTCATAGGCCTTGATCGAATCTCGAACCGCATCCAACAGACCTGCGAAGCCATTACCGACTCGTGTGAAGGCGTTGGCGACGTTCATGATGGCGGTGAGACCCTTATTGAAGCCAACAGCAAGCGCGCCGATGCCTCCAGCAGCGAAACCCTTCTTCAAGATATCGCTGATCGAAAGACCCTTAAGCCATTCGACGAATTTGGTGACCGTTTCCTTCATTCGGTCCCAAATACCGTTGAAAGCCTCCTGGTTGAAGTGCGCCTTGAAGAAATTCGTGATTGCTTCCTTGGCTGACGCCAGCGCGTTCTTAACCTTCGTTATGGATTCCTGCCATTTTGAAGCGAACCCTTCACCGCCGTCAGCACCGGAAAGTCCGGCAGCCCACGTCTTGAAGAAATCCATGAATTCCTTCACAGCTTCGGTGATCGTTGGCTTAAGGTGCTCCAGTTGCTGGTCCAGGAAGTCGAAGAACTTGTTGATCTGTTCGATCGACTTCGCTGCAAGGTCCGCAATGCCGGTCCAGCTAGCAAGCTTCTCTCCGACACCATCGAGACTATCGATGACGCTACCGATGGGCAGCATGTCGAGCGCCTTCCGAACCGTTTGCATGGCTCGACTAACCCCGGCGCTCATGACTCGGAATCCTGCGGAGACCGTGTCGACAAACACCTTCAGGAATGCGAAGACCGTCTTAGCAACGATCCCGAGTCGCCTCAAGCTTTCTTCACTAGGCTCGAGAGCCTTCATGAAGTTCTTAAAGCCTTCAGAGATCGTCTTGAGGTTTTCGGCAGCGATTGGCGGGAAGATCTCCTTGAACGCCTTGCCGATCGTGCCAATAATACTCGACACACTGTTAAACGCGGAAGCGAGACCATCGATGATGTCCTTACGACCCCCGAGATCCGCCCATCCCTGAAGAAGAGCGTTTCGAGCATCAGACATTCCGTCGATCATCGGACTGATCACGTTGTTGATGTTGGTGAAGAGCTCTGAAGCCTCGTCGAAGTTTCCGAGGAGGATCTCGAACGTCTTCGCCCAACCGGAACCAATGGTTTCCTGGATCGTTCCAATAAGCTGTGTGAAGGTTCGAACCTTCGTCGCGGCTTCTTCGGCATTCTTCTGCTGGATCTGGAACTGCTCGATCTGTGCGTCCGTAAGGCCCATCTCAGCCATGGCAGCGGCGTCAATATCACCAGCCATGATCTGAAGGTACTTCGACATGACATCAGCGGTCAACCAGCCCTTAGAGAGGCTGTCGTTAAAGTTCTCCTGAACCTTTTCAGCCGAAGTTCCACTAGAAGAAAGGGTTCCCATCGCATCTGCGATCTGGATCAGACCTTCCTGCATGTTCTTGTTACCCATGCCAGCGTTCGTAAGCGATCGCCAGTCCATGAGCTTAATGGTACCTGCAGAAAGAGCCTGAGAAAGCTGGTAAGCAGCATTAGCTGCCGCCGAAGAGGTGGTACCCGAAGCCGCCGCAGCGTTCGAGAAACCCTTAATCATCGACGCCGATTCCTCAACGCCAAGACCCGCGTTCGTGAAGAGACCGATGTTGTGAGTCATCTCCGCGAAGTTGTAGATGGTCTTGTCCGCATAGGTATTCAGCGTGTCCAGAGCGTCTGTAACCTGCGAAAGGGTGGTACCCTTGGATGCGGTGTTCGCCAAGATGGTCTGGATGGAACCCATCTTAGTTTCGTACTCACCAAAACCGTCCATAATGGGCTGCATTGTGAACGAGTTAAGGAGAGTTGCTCCGGTAGAGATAGCCTTAGCTGCGATGTTTCCAAGAGCGACCGCGGCGGTTGTGGCCAGGAAGCTGAACTTCTCAGCGACGGCCTGCGGTGCGTCCGCAAGAGCGGAAAGGTTGAACCGAGAAGCTCGAGACTCGATGTCGTCGAGACCCTTGGTTCCGTTCTTCATCTGGAGAGCCTTGTTCAGCTGTTCCAGGGACTTCTGTGATTCGCCGACGCCCTTCGAGAACTGGACGTTGTCGAACTTAAGGCTTACGACCTTGTCCTCGATTGAGGTCGACATTACTTCACCGCCCTTTCAATGGCTTGTTCAATCTCTTTGAAGACCGGCCGCATAGCCGGATTGATGTAGTCGGTACCCTGAATATAACCTCCGGTGCCAGTACCATGACCGTACTGAATACCGACTGCTACAGAGTATCCGTTTTCGACGTCGGTGTTATACCACTCGATTTCAAGGTATCCCGAACCCTTAGTGATCCGGTAATCCCATGACTGAGCGGCCAAACCGCTATCGACGGGGGTGGCTGCGGCCAGGGCAGCTACTCCTTGACGGCCTAGTGAGTTGAGATTACTCACTAGATCGCCTTTGGCTAGTTTGTTCAACCACCGTTCCGTTTTGGAGTAGCTGCCCCTGACCACAAATGATGCCATTTTGACATCAGCCCCAGAGAGTGCCCGCCTTGAGGGCATCCTGGAGAGCAATGCCAGTGCGAAGGCCGAAGTAGCCATCGCACGTGAGATCGTAGCCAAGGCCACGGAGATGCCACTGAAGGGCCGTGATGGTCTCAACACCTGCGATGCCGTCGACCTCGCACTCCAGCTTCTCCTGGAGAGCTTCGATGACTGCGGAGCCCGCCTCGGGATCGCGCACCCATTCCCAACCGGTACCGGCAGCGGGGAAGTAGTCCTCGTTGTCGATGTCCTGATCGGAGACGATGCCATCGGCAGGAGTTCCGAGGGATGCCTGGAGCGCGTACGTAACCGCACGACCCCAGTAACCGTCAGTCATCGCATTTGCGTCACTGGTGGGAGTGTCTTCCTCGGTGCCGCCCTCAGCGCCCCAATCAGGGCGAAGGACACAGTCAATGCCGTAGTAGCGCTGACGACGCCAGACACCGTTACCGGCAGACTGAGAACCTGCGTTGGACGAGGAGGTGTTACCCTCGATGGTCTGAAGCCATCCGCCCCCGAGATTGGCTTCGACGATACCGACATGGTCAGTAACGCCATCTTCGTCCCAATCGTATAGGACGACGTCGCCGCGCTGAGCATCTTCGATGGAGACCTTGCGCATACGACCCTTGGTAACGTCGGTGTTGTAGGAGAAACCTCCAATAGCACCGACCATACCGGCCATGTCGAAGACCATCGAGACGAAGCACATGCACCAATAGATGGACGTGGAAGGCCCGGCAAGCCAGGGCTGACTCATCTTGTTGGCGCAGTAGCGACCTGCCTCCGAGCCCGGTTCCGGGTCGTCGGGGGCATAGTAGCCGATTCGGTAGGCGGCGTGATTGAGGACCTCGTCGATCTTGCTCATCAGGACACCTTTCCTTCGAAGATTTCGCGTTCGGCATCCTCGTGGGGATCCGGGCCGGGCGCAATCTGCGCGTCGGCGGGAATCTGGGGGTCGTTCGTACCCATTATCCACTACTTCCTGCCCGAGCTCGTCGGGCTCTATTCAGTGCGGCACGCTGCGATGCAGCGCTCTTAGCGTTTGTCTTCTGACCCGCACTCTGCTTTGCGTTACAGATTCGGATCAACATTAACAAACGGTTCAGGTGCCACTCCTCAGCCTCAAACGGAATCTGGAATGCCACCATATAGTAGTAGATCAGGTCTGAAGTCATCTTTTCAGAAGACTTAGCCTGACCTGGACGTGAAAGCATGGTCGAGGCAGTCATCGGGTCCGAGATATACGCCTTAATTGACTCTACCTGCGGACGAGTAAGCCGATCCAACATGGCGGGAACGTCTTGTTGACCCTCGGCCATGCAGTTCACGTAATCCAACACCTCTTCAACCGAGGACGGAGGACGATCAACGAAGGATCTCTTCCATTTTGATTCCCAGCGTACAACCGATAGGAGGTTGTGCATAAGTGTTAGCTGGGCAGCCGGGAGAGTCGTGAACTCCTCCGTCTCTCGGTCGAACAGGTCATGCTCGGGGAAGTCGAGCACTAGAACGAGGTTACTCACGCGAGCAGCGCGAGGACCTCATCCGGGGTGAGCAGCGTGGGCTGCCCGGACTCATCACCGTAGAGCTTGGCCTCGATCTTCTTGAGCTTCTCGGCGTTGACCTTGGTGGAGTCGATGATGAGCTCCGCGGTGGGCTTGTGGCCCTTGACCGGGACGGGGGTCGTGCTGCACTCCCACGAGAACGTGATCGCCTCAGGCGAGTCGGAGACCGTCGCGTAAGCACGCTCGGAAGGAGCCGCGGTCGCGTTGTAGACGATGTGAAGCTTGTAGCCGGCCTCAGAATCCTGGTCGTTGCCGACCTTGGTCTTGTAGGAGAACGCGAACTTGGCGCGCTCCTGCTGGCCGATGAAGACACCTTCGGCGATAGACGCGGTACCGTCGCACTCGGCGAACTCGTCCGGATATGTCACCGCTTCGATGGTGAACTTCATCTCTTCCGCGCTGATGAGGTCGAGGTACTTGATGTTGTCGGCGTACACGGCGTTGGATTCCGCGCCCTCCGGCGACATCGTCACGGTGGTCAGACCGTTCCAGGCCACGCCGTTCTTGTAGTTCTTGGTCGTCTTGTCGTACTTGTACAGGACGCCGTTGTTCACGCCGGTTTCGTAGACGTGCTCGCCGGTCTTGTCCCAGATAAGTGCCGTCATGGTCACTCCTTAACGTCGTAGATGTTGAACACGAAGTGGTTCAACGTATCTGTAGTGTAATGTCGTTCGAACTCAGAGTGGACCATCGACGCAAGTGCATCGACCATCGGATCATCTGGGTTCTTGGTGATGAGCTTCACCTGGTAGCGCCGAGTCTTCAGGTATACCCCATTATCGGCGCGTTTCTTCACAATCCGGTCGAGCTCATATACGATACACGGGTATCCCATTGAGACATTCGACGGAGGTTGGAAATAGGCTCGGCAGCCTAGTTTTTCGAGTCTATTGTGAAAGTCGCTACGCATTGTAGGGACCCCCAACAGTGACTAGAATCCTAGGAGGTTGAAGCTCAACCGAGGTGGCGGCCCAATTGACGTTTCGCCAACGGATGTAACGAATGTTGAGGAAGTTGTCAAGTGTGTATGGGTCCGCGATGAATGAGAACGTGTTACCCATAGAGAGCCCCGGAACCACGGGAGATGAATTCATGCGTCGGGTAAGACGAATGAGATCTCCGCGGCAGTTCCGGGGCTCGATGGACTCTGTGAAGACTCCGGGTGACATCTCCCATTCCGTAGCGATGCCGACTTGCCCGGAGAACTTCATCAGAGGTGTGCCGAGGGCGCTGCCGTACCGGTGACGACCATGGCCGACTTGACCTTCGTGAGCGCGCCCGAGACGCGCGTTTCCAGCAGATACTTCTGCTGATTGAAATCAATGTCGAAGTCGTCGAACATGGCGACTTCGCCACCCTTGTCGGTACCAACGTTGTAGTCGGACAGGTTGACGATGATGGCCAGAACGTCCTTATCGTTCGCTGCGCCGGTCTTCAGGCCCTTCATCTGCGGGACGTCGATGATAGACGTGACGCCAAGACGATCCGCGAGCGCCTGCTTCGTCGGGTACAGGTAGTGACCCATCTTGTCCTTGAGCAGGAGCATGTCGGTCACGAAGGACTTGGCGCAGAACAGCGTGGGCGTGCCGGTGCCCTCCAGGTCGTCCTGAGCACGGATAAGCTCGTCGATGATATCTTCGGTGGTCTTGGTTCCGAGGTCCTTCTTGATGCAGTAGAGGTCGTCCTCCTTGAGGATGGGTCGGATGTTCTCCTCGTTGATCTTGTACGGATCGGAGTTGGAGCGACCATCTCCAATGAGGATGGCGCGGGCGAGTTCCTCGTCCAGCTTGTTGCGCATCTCCGCCTTGACCCAGGCGATGACGTCGAAGTCGGTGATGTCCAACAGATCATCACGATCGAACTTCTGCATCTTGTAGATCGTCGTCGGGCCGGTGACGCGCTTCAGAAGCTTGAAGACCTCTTCCTTCTTGCGCGAACCGGTGATGTAGCCCTTGGCTCGGGCCTCATCTGCCGTAATATCGGCCTGCATCGACTTGATGCGGGTGAAGGGCGTGTGGTGCGTGCCGTTCAGAACCGGCTTGACCCAAGACTGATCGCGGTCGATGAAGGCCGGCGGGACGTCGAGGGTCTTGGCGTCGGGGAACAGAAGGTCGATGTTGGAAATACCGTAGGTCTTCTCGGCGTGAGCGATGTCGGCGTGCGAGAGGCCGTTGGACTCAGCGATCGTCATGAAGACATCTCGCATGGAGTTGGCCTTAGTGCGGACGGCATCCTTGAAGGCGGTGTCGATGGTGGAGTGATACAGGGTATCGCCCTCGTTGGGCGTACCATCGTTCTCGAAGATGTTGCTGTGTGCCACGGGGGCTCCTTCCTTGTTGGGCTCCGAATCGGTGTCGGGCTTCATTTCTCCCTCAGCGGCCTTGGCGATGAGGAAATAGAGAACTTCCTTCTGATCGTTGTTCATGGACTCGACGATGTCCTTAATCGTCTTGCCTTCAGAAGTTCCCTCGGTCTTTTCGGCCGGCTTTTCAGCTGGCTTCTCGGGGGTGTCTGCGTGTGCGAGGTGTTCGCCGGTCATAATATACGCCTCATCCGTTGCTTCGTAGGTGCCGTCGCCGTGGGCGAGAGCGATGTTTTCGATCTTGGCGCCGGGATTAGCGCCGGACAAGACCAGAGAAACCTCGACGATGTTGCCGTGCTGGACATCCCCTCCACTCTGGGTGAGGTTGTTGGCGTAGATCGACATCGAGTCGACATCGCCATGCTTGAGCAGCTCCCGAGCGTTGTTTGCAGCGGGAGTATCGTTGAAGTAGCCGTAAGCGTAAACGCCTTCAGCTCGGTTTTCCAGTCGGACGTGGCCAAGAACGTTGTTGGTGTCGTTGTGACCGTGCTGCCAGACAAGAGGGACCACGTCACCGTCATTGTCTGCGAATGCGTTGTGGCGAATAGTTCGCCCGTCACTGCACCGAATATCGTTCTTGGTCGCCCACCCGGAGAAATCAAACGTCGAATCCGTCATTTTCTTCCTCTTCGGTTGGTTCTTCGGGCGGTGCCATAGAAGCATCACCCATAGGGTTGATGTTCGGGTTGCTTAGCGAGTCGCCGACTGGCTCATCGCTTCGAGGAAGACCCAGATAGGATCTAACCTCATTGGGGGTCATGATCTGGGTGGTGACCATGGCCTGTGCGATCTCCGATACCTTGGCGATCGACACGTTCTGGAACGGGTCACGGAAGTAATCCACGGTTTGACCCTGAGTTCGCGCCGTCTTGGTGATGAACGTCTTGGCCATACTCAACGTAATCTCCGCGACGATTGGTTCGATTGTGCGGTTGTAGTAGTTAAGCATGGTCTGCTCATCGGCAGTGCCATTGAACACTGCTTCAGGCATTCCGAGAGTGTTGTACAACTGCTGCGTCAGATACTTGATCTGTTCGAGCAAGTTGTTCTCCGCCGGACGGTTCAGCTGAGTGAACTTTTCGGCAGCATCCATATAGGCGATGCCGAATTGTCCATTGGACAGCTGACGTTCGACGTCCTTCATCCGCTTTTCAGCTTCTTCCTTACGTCGTTCGGTTCGAACGGTGTATGGGAGCTGTACGATAAGGTCTAGTTTCTTACCTGCAGCAGCGTTGTCAATGCTATCCAGGATCCGGAGCTTGGAACTGAGTCTGGAAGCTAGGGATCCTCGACTAGAGGTGATCGATGCCAGCGGATTCTGAACGACCGCAACGAGACGCTTAGGAAGTTCGACCGGTTCTCGTCGTCCAGTCTTCTCATTATAAACATCTACAATGAGCGAGGACGTCTTGAACTGGGTAATCCTACCAACTCTCAGATTGTATACGTCATATGAATTGGTGCCTACAGGAGCCTTCGAATAATCCGTGGGGACTATCGCAGCGACGCCTTCTTCGAGGATCGTAAG